GTCTCTGGGACTTCAATCCCCAGCTCCTGCAATTTCTCAGCTGATACTGTACTCCTATCGTGGATGCCTCCCTTGATATTATACAAAGCGTAAGGCTGATCTAGAGTTTCTTGATATCCTAGGAATTCAGCTGTAGGAGCCTCCTCTCCAACTACTTCCATCTTCTTCTCAGCTGCTTCTATGACAAACCTATTGGTAACTTCATTCCCTTTGTTATCATACCAGATATCCCCTACCTTCTCATAATAATTTCCTTTCTTACTAGTAAATGTAGCAACAGGTGCCACGTCAACTGGCTTGACAGATCTATCCACCTTAGGAGGACTTGCATTTCTGGTCTCCAGAGTAGATTCAATCTTGGCCTCTCTACTCTTCGCCTCTGCAAATGTCTTCACTCTGGCATAGTCCTCAGTTATAGACCTTGCCTTGATTGCTTCAGCTACCCACTCTTCACTGTTGACCATCCTTAGCAATTGTTCCCTGGTCATATTAGGATTTCTCTTATATGCCTCCGCAACACTCTGGACTACCAATGCCCTATTCCTAGGAATATCTCCAACTCTCCAAGTAGGAGAATTACGTAAGATTTCAATAACCCCTGGAATTGCAAACACTGCAGATGCTTCGCCGTAAGTAGCCAGCAGTGGCTCTAGGTATGTAGGCTCAAGACCTAGCTTAACCAACCCTTCATTGATAGATTCACCTATCAATCTCCACCCTTCACCAGCCATCTCAATAGGTTTCATTGCTAGAGATATATTCTCTACAGCCTTAGCCTCTTCAGGAGTAGTTATGAGCTTACCAGGAATACTCAAGACCTTTTCAAAAGTATCCATAGCATCATCTAGTGTCCCGCCACTTGTAAATTTTGGAAGGTCTACTGGCAATCCCTTGTTCATACGGTCTAGCATCTCAAGTCTATCTTCATCAGATAGCTCTACTTCCTGAGGAAGTAGTTCACCCAATGCAGCGATTCCAGCTGTTGGAAGCAACGCTAGACTGCCAGCTATCGACACAGGCACTTTCACCATAGCCTTTAATGTAGGCTTGATTAGACCTTCGTAGATACTTTCTCTATCTTCCTCAACAGGTTTCTCAATAGACTCTTCATACATTATTGGTTCGCTAGACTCAAAGTCTATTCCCTCTGACTCTGCAGATTCAAAGTCTATTGAATCAATCTCTTCGTCAGACTCAAAATCTATTACATCAGGGAGGAGCTGGTACTGAGGCTGATGGAGTTGGGGACGCTTGAACTTTTGCATCCCCTTCTCTATACCATGTGACATTATGAACTGTGTCATTTATTGTCCTCTAGAAGGAATATATTTATACTGAGCGTGGTAAGAATTTTTAATTTTATCTATCTCTCTCTGACGTCTCACCTCATCCTTGATCCTTCCTGCCGCTTCCAAAAGCTGAAAGTATCTAGATTCAATCTTTTCCTGCCATGCATTAGCTCTTTTCTCAGCCTCATTGACAGCGGTGAGAGGATGCATCTTCTCCTGTCTAAACTGATCTAAAAATTCCTGAGCTTTCCGATGTCTGAGCTGAAGCTCATCAGTAACAACCCACATGCCAGTTGGATCTAACTTACCATACCTCTTCTGCAATTCCCGAGTAGCAGTAGTCCAGTTCATTGGAGTGGGTGTTTTGGTGACAGTCTTAGGGCCAAAGATTCTTGTGTACCCGGCTTCCAAATCAGAGTCTTTCAGAAGGGCTCTTAGAAATTGTTCACGCTCTGTAGGATCAAGGGCTTCAAACTCCTCCTTAGACATAACCCTCCCACCTTCTCCAACTGTATGAACATAAGCTGAGTATTCCTTGTCAGCTCTAGGTAGAAGATTCCACTCACGGAGGGTTAATTCTTCCCCTGTTGTGTGAAGTCTTATTGGATAAGGTTTGTCAACAGGTTTAGTCGCCTCAGGACGTCCGAGCTTCTCAGTTCTGGCAAGAGATTCTTTAGCCAAGGTACTCTTGTAAATCAGGTCTATCATATCACTAATCTTCTTCTGCCCAAACTGTTCCTGTGTAAACTTAAATTGTAGCACTTGAGAGATGTCTTGCGGAGTCAGCCCTGCTAGGTCAGCGCCTGAAAGGTTACCTAGAGGACTAGCGGAAGGGTTTACCGCACCAAAGGGATTCCCCACCTGAGCCCAATCAATCCCTGATCCACCTGGTAGTTTTGATCCTATAATTGCACGATCGTGGGGTGTTTCCGCCTCCTGCTGTCCAGCAATTCCTTTAAGAGAAGGATCACCTTCGAGTTCAAGGGCAGACTTAGGAATGTCAATCTTCATTCCTACATCACTCATAGTCATCTTACCACCCTCTATCTCTCCACTAAGAATCTTCTTCAAGAGTTTAGCGTAGTTTTGAGTAGCTATATTTTGCTGAGTTACTTTGCTAAGACTAGGGCCTATTGCTCTGCCTGCCGAAATATCTTGCCCAGCACCTGCCAACATCTGCAGGAATAGTTTATTCTCAAAAAGTTTACTAAGCCCTCCCTGGCCAGGAGTCCCTGCTGTAATGCCTAACTCTGGATTTTCAAAAATAGCCATAATTACCTCCTATAAAAATGCAGATGCAGCACCTAACAATCCACCCAATATTGCACCAGTAGGACCTGCGATTGCTCCCTGTGATGCTCCAGCTATCATTGCCCCAGCTACAGCTCCACTCATTGCTCCACCTATTGCAGACTGGGTAGCTGAAGGTATGCGTGGCTGGACTACTGCACCACCTGGAGCACCTATCAAGTTAGCTCCATACTGGTATACGCTAAGGTCCCATACAGCATCCTTTTCGTCTATACTTGCATCCATGTCAGTCTGTTCTTTCTTTGCTACCACCTTAATTCTCTTACCTTCAATAACAGTTCTCATGTAGCCTTCTTGCCAAGATATCCGCTGAAGCATTAGACGAAGCATCTGCGATGAACCTTCTAAATACATCCTTTCATACTCAGCATCAGTTTTGACTGTGATGTCACCTACCTGTACATCCTTTAACAGATTAGCTTCACCAATACTTACGTTCTTTGTCAGGTTAGCTCTGCTAATATCTACATCTTTTGTCAGATTAGCCCCACCAACATTTACATCTTTCCCTAAATTAGCTGTGCCAATCTGAATATCCTTATTCACATTTACTTTCCTGACTTCTAGATGAAGTCTCTCATTATCAAGTCCAATGTCTGCATTCTTTGCTGATGCACTTAGTCTTATAGCAGAGTTATGCTTCGCTACTTCTCGATCACGGAAGCTTTCAATAATTGACTGCCCAATAGGAAAAGCTGACGAAACAACTGCATTGATATCTTGCATCCCACGCCTAAATCGAGGAAGGACTTTGGTAAGTATTTCATCATCCAGTTGATTTGCAAAAGCAGCTACATCTGCAACTATTACTGCTTCAGTTATTCCAGGTACGTCTGTAGTATCTGCAATGTCAGCAACTACTTCATCAGCCACCACTAAGTCACCTACAGCCACAGCATCAGCTACTACTGTATCAGCCACTACCAATGCAGTCGCTGCACCAATAGACGTAGCAGACTGTGTAAATAATGCAGCCCAGTCAGTTGTATCAGTAATGCCTGCCAAGATAGCTGCAAATGCAGTAATTGCAGCTTCCCATGCAGTGATGTCAGCATCTGGATCATAAGCTGACAACGCTGCCCAAGGTGAGTTCCCATGTGCAGCATCCATGAGATCTACCATTGAGTCAGTCATTGTATCAGCACCTGTATTGTCTAGCCAATCATTATGAGCTGTCTCTACATACGCAGGGTAGCCAATCTTACCACTTCCTCCGCCCCCTCCTGAACCTCCCATCTTAACCTCCGTTAAGTTCGTTCAATTTTTCAACGATCTGATTAATGTCAAAGGATACAAATGTATAGCTAGTGTCAGCTCCAAATTCTTTACATATATCTGCCAAATAAGACAAGGTTGTGTAGCCGACCAGTTGAAGGCATCCTTTTGCTTTTGCATACTTGACTAGAGTAGTGAAAATCTTCATATAACTCTCATCATCAACTGCATTATATCCATATACAGTGTAGATTAATAAGTTCTTTGTTCCACTAACCCCATCATACAGAATTCTCGTTAAGACTATCCCCTCAAGTATTCTGTTACCGTCGTCCTTTACATAAGACGCCCAGACATCAACTGAGCCACTCAAAGCTGCTGACAAGATCCTGTTTATCTTATCTGGATGTTCTCCAGCGATTGGTGGTAAAGATTGTTCTACACCATACTTAATAACGTCCCAGAATTTTGAAATCTGCTCTGGCAGCATCTTTATTAACATTACTGTCCTCTCAAAGGCGGTGCATAGACGCCTCTAATTGCTCTTAAGTCTGTCATCTTGTATCGAACCTTCATGTAACTAATTCTAAAAGTGTCAAATATGTCTGAGAATCTTAATCTAAATCTAAAAAAATCTCCAGAGCCATCTATAGATGTAACCCCTTGGTTATTCATAGGTTTGTAATTTTCAGATGTGAATGTTACTGAGTTATCAGCCCAGTCAATTCCAGCTCCTGGATCAGTAGCTAACACAGCATCTGTTTCAATAGTAGCGATAGTCTTCTTTCCACTATATCCCATGTTGAAGACTTCGGTGATTATTAGTGGAAGGTGAGCATCTTCTGTTTCAGGTAGCATAGACACTTCATTAGCATCTGTCTTCCACACAGCAGAAGGATGTTGCTGAATTTCTGTCATACCATTAGGCGATAACAAGTATGTCTTAGAACTATTACCAATGTAGAAGTCACCATTAGATTTATTAAATCCCACAATGATATCTTCACTGTTAAGACCCTCCATTAAGTGTTGGTAGCCAAATTCCTTAATACCTTCTTTAGTAATTCCTCTGACAATTAAATCTTCTCCAACATAGACTTGTCTGAACTCATCTCCATTCATTGCACCTTTGTTAACAAGACCTATATTGCTAAGTTCCTTGAATCCAAGTGTAGATACAGGATCACCGACTGGAGTCAATAGAGTAATTCCCTTAGATGAATAACCAACTACTGCATCCCCTAATTTCCTAACATGATATACAACTCCGCCATAAGGGCAACGTCTGTAACCGGCTTCGTTGTCTTCTTCAGGTGTGAAGCTTATCTCACCAATCTGAGACCATACATAGAAGGTGTCGTCACAGTCATACCATGCACTAACTATATTGCCTCCAACAGCCTGACCTTTAAAGTTGCAAATAGTTCTCATCATAGGGATATTTGCATGGGCTATCACCTCAGTCCAGTCATCAATAGTTGTATCCCAATAGATCATTATAACTCCATTGGTCATGAAGGCATACTCACCAAAGTCTGCAACTTCCATCAAGGTACCTTGACCAAATGTTAGTACATCTACTGAGAAGATGTGAGTCACAGTTGCCATGTCATCTGAGACCAAGTACACTACATCTTCAAAATTAACAGTTGAATCACGGACTATTAAAAAGTTATACCTTTCGCCCATTATAAACTGAGGAAAGGGCCAGGTGTAGTGTATGTCAACTGCAACAGGCAGAGGATTCTCACCTGCAACATATGCCTCAAGTCCTAGCTTTCCACATCTAAACCCGAGACATTCCCACAATAACTGAGAATTAAAAGGAACTGTTTCCTCAGGACTTAAGCCATTCTTAAATGCTTCATCTATGATTAGCTCAAACTCTCTCATGTTACTCTAAACCTTCTCCTTCTTTCTTCAAGGAATTGTCCGTCTTCTGCTGAGTGGTGTTTTGAATGCTTACGGGCACGGTAAGCTCTATAAGATCGCTCTCAAGCAGCTTTAGATTTATAGACTGCTCCTTTTTGTCCAAGTCTGTATTTTCCACCTCCAACTGAGATGCAAGGCATGGTGGTCACCTCCTAGTTTTCTTCTTCAATGAGATCATTTTCAAGCTCGTCGATTAGGAAACTCTTTACCTCAATGTCTTTCACAGAAGGAACCCAAAGAAATGAAGTCCAAATTTCTTCTATCTTATCATCTCTATTATTGGGAATAACAGTAACAACTAACTGATCTCCCGAGTCAACCTCTATCTGAGGTTCACAGAGAAATGTATCTCTGTTCATGGTATAAGATTTAGAAACTCCATGTGCAGAATTTCTTACATCAATTTCAACTAGTGCACCTTCCCTAAGCTTCTTCCTTATATCAATTAGACCTTTAGTAATCTTTCCTGCACAAGGAAACATGTAGCAGAGGACAGGTCCTTTGACGTCTTCCCCTCGTATAGCATTTGAGATAGGGTAAGGAGTTATCATAGCCTTAGCTTTCACCCTCGTTCGACGAGCTAGGCGTGCAACTATTCTTTCAATAAAAGCTATACGCTTTTCATCTATTGGAGAATTCTTGATAAAAAGAGGTTGTTTCATTTTCTTAATCCTTTATTTGACTTACTTCAGAAATTAATTCTTCAACGAGGTCAAAGCCTAACTGCTGCATGTCAATAGCTATTGCACTACTCCAGTCTTTAACACCTTGAGTGTTTCTACTAGTGACTTCTACATACCTCATAGCTGCCATGTAAAGAAGCATTGGATGCTGTGAGGACCAATAGTTAGTGTCGGTGTCTTCTGTCAATTCATGGGAGTAGAATAGTCCTCTGATGTCAACCATAAGTTGTAAATCAGTTGGGACATTGACAAGGATTGAGTTATATCCGTGGGCGTCTCCAGATGGAACCTCTACAAACCCAATGAAAGCTTCGATGTCCTCAACTGTTGCATCTTCTGGAATATAGCGTGTGAGGCAAGGTGAGTAATAGAGTGGAGTGCCAGTGGTGCGTGAGCTTGGCAGACCTGTCAAATATCCCTCAATTAAGTCTTGAAGACTATGCTTCTCGAGCTGCCATCTACCAACATCACCATTGGCTACCCAGACTTCTTTAATAGCTCTACAATGAGGAACTGAGACACTAAAGGTCCCTGCCTTCATCAAGCGAAAACAAGATGCCCATGACTTCTGTGTTTCATCTAAACGATCAAGATACTTCCTACCTGCATTGATATAGAAGTCAGCACCATTATCGCTGAAGTCAGCATTGACTAGATCAAACCGACCTGAGAGCTCTCTAAACTTTGTTCTCATCTGTAGTAGATTCATTTCACCACCAGTTTGTTTAATGATTAAACGATCTGGGCGGAATTACCAAGCCGCTCACATTGGAGGACTACTCCCCCCAGATCGTTGTATTGGCCTAGTGGAGGTTAGCTCTACAAGTTATTGTTTAGGCCAACTCCGTTGAGCACTGCACACTTCTGTGGCAGGCCAAACTCAAGACCACACTCAGTGAGGTACTCCTCATTGGTTCCATCAACCCTCCGCTGTCCATACCCCTCGGAATGACTCTTTGAGGTAGTCTCGCCATAGAATGCTGTATCATCTATGTATTTATAAGTCATTTCCTTAGGCTCAAGGATAATACCCATGTTGCGAGTGGTAGCGTCAAAAGAGAATAATGGATGGGTCTTCATATGGATAGTCCCGAAAGGAGTAATCCACGTAAGGATCTGCATACCGTAAGTTTTCTGGGCCGGCTGCAGGTTAATCTGCCCACCAGTCATGGCCAGTGCATCGATGCCGAGTAGAAATCCAGAACCGCAAAGGCAAAGTTTTTCATTTGCTCCGAAGCGGAAGATTTGCTCAAGCATAGCTTTGAACCAGACTTCACCACCTGCTGCCCAGGTCTGTCCGGCATAGGCAGCGTTTAACGTATAGTCGTCACAATTAGCCGCTGCGAGCATCCGGATGAAGTTGATAACACCCAAAGTGGTTCGCTCAGGCTTCCCATTATCGCCAGTGTTCTCAGTCCGAATTCCCCAGAGGAACGCAAGTTCCATTTCCCAGGAATGCATTTCCAGAGCTTCGGATTTAGCCTTCTGATATTGGTTGCCAGTACGAAGGCGGGTTTTTCTGGCAGTTCGAGTGATTGACAGAGGTGTACGGAAGATCTGGGTGTAATTGTACACCTTCTCTGGATTCAGAGCTATCGCATCAGGCATTTCGCCACCCTCAGGGTTGATGTTACCGATGATCTTGAAGGTGTCACAGTCGGTTAGGTCGTTGGCAGGGGAATTGTCATCGTTTTCAAGGAGCATAACCCCAACTACAGAGTTCACAGCGCCCCTGGCTACGACAGTAACCTTACCGACAACATCGACTCGCCAATCCGAAGTGTCACGTAAAAGGATTTGATGCCCCTGGCGAATTCGATTTGCCAGAAGCGTAGTTATTTGAATATAGACCATATCTCCAGCCACTCCACCACCTGCGTATGCTACTGACAAGTCAGGTAAAGTGAACACCCCAGCCACAGCACCCATCACTGAGCTCTGTTCCTGCGTCCACCAGTTGTACTCTGGATCGTCCACAGACTCAGAACTCATCATTGACAATATAGCGGTCAATGGAGCCATACCATTAGGGTAGAGATATAAGATCTGTTCTCTCCAGTTTAAAGGCCTCTGGTTAGCTACCCAGTCACCATCGCCTCTCATTCCAAGAAACATAATTGATTACCTCCTATAGTTAAGATCGTTTAAAAATTAAATGATCTATTTGGTTAAAGATTAAAAGTTATTCCTACGGTGAAGTTGTAGGAGCGGCTGTTGTCGGAGTAGCTGTCCCAGGAGGCGCTGTAGTAACAGCACCAGGCCATTCACCTACAGGACCAGCAGGTATCCAAGCAAGACCGTCGCTATATAGAAGAAGGCGGTCACACTTGCCATTCATCACTATATCGCCAAGCCAGCATTCGGAATCACCTATGGCTCCTCCAGGACCAGGAAAATCTCTGACGGTGATAGTATTTACTGGGTCTGCATTACGTACTATAATGCTATACCATCTGCCTTTGGCCATTGACACAGGGGGCAAAGTTATTACGATTGGCCCTGTATCACCATCAGCGCTAGGACGAAGGACGTAGTCGTAAGTGGTCATATCATAGTCAGCGTTCGGATTATGATACTTATCAACTATTTCCTTATCATGTTGTGCAGCTCTGTCTTCAAGTGACATAATTTAAGTTACCTCCCTAAAGTTTTATTCATCTCGTCCAGTTCATCGACGAGAGGAGTAGTTTCTGGTTCTTCCCTCGGGCCTCCAGATTTACCTTTTCTGCGGTGTAAGTTAGGAGGGGTTTCTTTTTTCTTATTTGTAGCCTTACGATGAAGCTCAAGGCGAGTTCTTACCTCAGGGCCTACATCTGCAAGTATTTCGCTGTATTTCTTTTCAGGATTATCAGATGCAAATTCTTCAAATACAGCGGCTACAACCTTTTTAAACGGTTTAAGGTCCTTGTTATCTGCATAGAACTCATCACTTGCTTCTTTCAAAGTGTTGATTGCAGTCACATTTGCTCTTACGATGTCAGGAATTGAACGCAAGACTCCCTCACCTAACCCTCTCTGAGTGTCAGTTACAGCTTTTTGATAAAGGGCGTTCAGCAACTTGTTAAATTCCTTAGGATCACTAGTAAGGTCATCGAGATCAAGGTCCTTGAGAAAATCTTGTTCCTCAAAGGTTAAGGGCACCTCAGTCGTTGGGGCTGAAGTTGATGGAGCACTTGTCTTTGGCCCTTCTTCCTTCAACGCAAGTTTCTCACGCAATTCCCTTATGGTTACATCCCTTTCATCCTCTGCAGGCACCTCAGTTGTAGGTGCTTCAGTCCCAGGGGATTCTGTAGATGGAGCCTCTGTACTAGGTGTCTCAGTACCTGGGGATTCAGTACCTGGTGCATCCGTTCCAGGTACAGCAGTCCCAGGGCTTTCAGTGCCTGGAGCTTCCGTTGAAATGTCCGCTTCAAAAGATTCGTTCATAAGGCCTACTTCTTTCTCTAGTTCTTTCTCTAGTTCTTCAAACATTTGCTAACCTCCCAGTTTGTTTAAAAATTTAACAATCTTGGCTATTTAACAGAAATGGTTCTGTATAGCTCCTTCCAATATCCATGCACTGACGCACCATCTCCTCCGATATTTGCAAGGACTAGGACATCGTCCTGTTGAGGGCTAAAGTTTGACAGTGCAGGTAGTTGGTTAAGATAAAACTTTCCATCAGCCTTTGCTCCATCTGTTAAGGTAATGAGAGCATCTTGGAATATAAAAATCTTGGCCTGCCCTTCTGTCCCACCAGTGATTGTCAGAAGAGTAACTGCAGCACCACCAGTGATTTTAACTATCTCAAGACCATATACTCCAAGGTCTGTACCTACAACTAAGGAAGTGGTTCCGGCAGCAACTGTTAGATCAGTTGTACCTACATTACCCGCTCCAGAGACAGCATTAATAGCTACTCGGTCTTCTCTAATGTAAGAAGGTAATTCAGCAACTAATTCTTGATCAGTCGGCTTGTTCACGTCTAATGGCATTTTTCTTATCCTCCAGAATTTGTAAGAATATATCTGGTAAACTCATTAAATAATCAACAGCTTTTTTTCTTCCGTTAATGTCTCCTAGATGGAGCAGGACTGAGGCAGTTGAAGGATTTTCTTTGGCTGCATCATCTACTATTGAATCTGCTTCCATTTCAAATCCAGTTTTCCATGCTTCAAGCTCACGAATCATATCAGCCCATAAGACAGAGCCTTGGAAAGTTTCTATCTGATCCCTAGTTGCATATACTTCTACTTCTTTCATTTTAAGCTCCTAAAGGTATCATGTTGCCTTTGTCAACCTGATTCAAGACCTCTTCATCTGGCAGAACCTGAGATTGAATCTGATCCGTTTTCTTCTTAAAATCCTCTACATTCTTCGCTCCAAGTTGCTGAGCAATATACATAAAGATTCGAACTATGTCAAACTCACCTCTTAATTCAGGTACAGTTCCTATAGTCTTAAACATCTCAAGCCATGCTTCGGAAAAGTTTCCTCCAGGGATTGAACCATCCCTTACAATAAGGTCATAGTTAATTGCTAATTCAAAAGGACTTACTGGAGCACTTTTCTTACCAAACATCTCTTTTAATTGATCAGCATGTCTTCCGACTATTCTAACATAGGTATCTTGTGACATATACTGCTGTGTATGAACAGCAAATTGAGTACCAGTGTCTTGCATAAACTGCATACCGATTAGCATAGAAATTCGCTGAAGTCGGCTAACAGCACTGCCACGTGTACCTTGGAATTCAGACTTGGTTAATCTCTCAGGACCTCCTTGTCTAAGTGATCCTTGCATGGACTGGTCAGCACCTGAAATTCTATCCATCCACTGAGTTATGTAGGCACTATCGGCTATGTTAAGCCTTGTAATGTCATTTACTTGCAGCTGTTGGACAACCTTATCAACCCCACGGCCCCAAGCAGGACGTCTGAGTCTAATCAATTTGCCTGGTTGAGGGTCCTCGAGATCAGCTATGTTGACTAAATAAGGGTCAACAACCAGCATATCGTTAATTGCTTTACGAACGTTGGAGATGTGGGAGTTGAATAAGAAGTCCAACGTATGCTGCAAGCCATAGAGGATTTCCATCCTACCAATAGGAGTTATTGAATAGCCGTCATATTCAGGTGAAGCAACACTCATTGGATACTGACCGTGGTTATGAGTCGCTTTCTCACAAGCTATTATAACATCATCTGCTGCAAGTTCAAAGTACCATTTCTCAGGATATTCGGCATCTGAGAGCCCCCATTCTTTTGGAATCAGGTTGACATACATCTTTATTACATCTACCGGATTCACTGTGTTTGTCATACTTCTGTGAAGATCAGTTGACCCACCGTGTCGAGTTTGACGATCACTTTGATCAAGAGC